CCTGCCCGAGCCGCGAGGCCCGCAAGGGCGACGGCACGGACCCGCCCATCTACGAGATCCCCCAGACGGCCATCCGAGCGCCGAGGACGCCCGCAGCGCCCTTGCCACCTCGAGTACGGGTCGGAGGAGCCCGGCAGGGCCCGACGCCTCCCAAGCCGCCACAGCGCCTCCGTGGCCTCGGGGACGTCGTGGCCAAGGTCGCCGCCGCGGTGGGGATCAAGCCGACCAAGGGATGCAAGTGCAAAGAGCGCCAGGCTGCGCTCAACCGCCTCGTGCCCTTTGGGAAAGACAACCCGCCGCCGGCGTCCCAACCTCCTGCGGGAGCCGACGGCGGGGAGAGGATGGTCTAGCGATCCTACCGCTCGACCCAGCCGCCTTGGCGGAACACCTGCTCGGGTCGGTGGAGCTCGCCTTGCTGCGCCCGCTCGTGCAGCGCGTCGGGATTGCCGTACAGGCGGCGGTAGAAGTCGCTGTTCTGTTCCTTCAGGGCCTGAATCTCGGCCTGCAGGGCCTTGATCATTGCCGCCCGCTGCTCGTGGAGCTGCTTGGCGACCTCAAACTCGGCGGTGAGTTTGCCGAGCGCCTGCTGGGCGTTGATGGCCGTGGCCTTCCAGTCGCGGATCGGTTCAGACATGGGTGGCCTCCTCGGCGGGCTTTGAGCGCAGGACGCGCATGATGGTCATGGCGTTGCCCACGCGGGCGACGTCAAGCGTGAGGTCGGCGTCCGTGGCCTGCTCGCAGAGCCGGGCGTACTCGTTCACGGTCGTGGCGATCCACAGCCGGCCAAACTCCCCGGTGGCGTCGATGGCGTGCGCCCGACCCTCCCGGCGAACGACCCCGTGGATGCGGAAGGTCCCGATGAGCTCGTCCGGGTAGGTGTCCTTGGGCTTGGCGACCGGGATGTCGTTGGGCGACGCCGGGGCGGCCGCAGGGGCTTCCGGCGCGGCCTTGCGCTTGCGGGCGGGCTTCGGGGCGTCGGCGACTGCCGCCGCGTCCTGGGGCATCGTGGCGGCTTCCACGGGCTCCGGGGCCGGAGCGGGCAAGGCGGCGACGGCCGGGACGGCAGGGGCCGCCGGCGGATTGTCGGCCTGCGCCATCTCCTCGGGGGTGTAGAGCCCCGAGAGCTCGGCGGGAAACGCCTTGCGGAGGGCGAGGGCCTCGGCACACTTGGCGATCATCACCGAGGGCATCTTGCCCCACATCCCGGTGAGGTAGCCGTCCTTCGACCGCTGCGCGTACTCGCGGAACAGGGCAATGGCCCCGACCGCCTCGACGAACCCCTTGCGGTAGACGCCGACGCGGGCGGCCGCCGGCGGCTCCTCGTGCAGCCAGACGTCGACCCAGACCCCGTCCGTGCCGCAGTAGGCCACGGCGGTCTGCCCTGCGTACTCGCCGCTGCGCTGGGCGACCAGGCGGAAGCCGTCGATGCTGACCTGCGTCTGCATGACCTCGCGGCCGGCGCGCTTGTCCCACCGCTTGACCGCGTAGATCTGGCGGGCGAACGGGTCGAGGCCGGTGCGCTCGCAGATGTTGAAGAACAGGTCGAGCTCGTCGCGGGTCGCGCCCGAGCAAAGGGTGCGAGCAAGCAGGTCGCGCTTCTCGTCATCAAGCCGTGCCAATGCCGTCATGGTGGTCTCCTCTCGTGAATGCGGGACCGGGCAACGCGCCCGACCCCATGCGGACTATACAGGCGGGTAGCATTCCCGTCAACCGATATCTGCGGCCCAGACGCGAATCCGGGTGCCGGCCGAGGTCCCGTAGGCCTTGGTGGCGATCAAACCAGTCACCTGCGAATCGTCCGCGTACACGATCCCGGTGAGGGCGTCCCCGACGGCCCGAAGGAGCTTGTCGAGGTCCGGCCGACCCGGTGCCGCCGGCGCGCCCGCTCGGACCGCGCCCGACCGCGTCAGGTGGCTTTTAGGGCGCAGGAACGTGAAGGCGACGTCGAGGGTGACCTCGCCCGCAGCCGGGGGACCCGACCACGCCTGGCGCGCTGCAAGGGCAACGACGGCCCGGTAGGGCTTGACCCGCGCCGAGCTCTCGAGCAGGACTACGCGGCCGTTGCGGAGTTTGATGGGGCGCTTGGAGCCTTGCGGGGCGGCGGCTCCAGGGACATGGAACTCAATCACGGCGCATCTTGTGGTTGAGGAGGAACAGGCGCTCTTGGGTGCAGGCTCGCAGGTCGCGCATCATGGACGCCATCTCCCCGCGCTGGCGCACGATCTCGTCGCGTGCGTCGAGGTGCAGGCGGTCCGGGCACTTGAGCGACTCGATGCGCTCGACGATATCGGTGTCGTCCGGCTCCCTCCTGCGCGGCATGTCACCCCTCACCTTCGTAGAGGATGCGCGAGATTTTGGCGGGCAGCAACGCCCGCAGCCGGCGTACCTCGTCGCGCAGGGCGCGAATCTCGCGTGCGGCCTCGCGGCGCTCCTCGAGCGCCATCTCGCCCATGCCGGGCCAGTACAGATCAAGGCGCTCAAGGATGTCGCGGTGCTTGTGCTCGTCGCCGGGGTCGCTCACTTGCCGTCCTCCTTGAACAGGTCCCAGCCACGCGATTCCGCAAGCTCCGCCGGGCGCAAGCCGCCCGAAACGAACACGCGATGAGCGATTTCCCGCCGCGCCTCGTCGCGCTCGGCGGTGAGGCGGACGATCTCGGTAATCAGGTCCAGCATGACGCGCTCAAGGCGCACAAGCTCATCGGCGGCTTCGTCCATCAAGCACGGCGCGAGGCAGTCGCGGTTCGTTCGCAGGCGGTTGACGATGTCTCGGGTCATAGGATTCCCTTGAGTATGGCGGGCAGGGGCCGGAGAACGCCCCCGGCCCCCGCCTTCTCCAATACACGGCTCGTTCGTTCCTCGGCGGCTTCGCGCTGGAGCTGCTCGATGCAGTCAGCGACGCCGTCGAAGAACCGCGCCTCGGCGCGACAGTGTTCGGCAAACTCGTGGTGCCGCGGCGGCGTGCGCTCGGCAGCGGCGGCACGCTCGTCGGCACGCCGGCGCAGGAGGTAGATGGCGTAGTCGGCGTTCATAACGTCGCCTCATATGCGGCGATCCGCTCCCCGATCCAGGCCATGCAGTTGCAGGCCATGCTGTTGCCGAGCGCCTTGTATCGCGGCCCATCCGGGCAGTCCTCGGCAGGCTTCTTCCGCCACGGGATGAGCGTGTAATCATCAGGGAACCCTTGGAGGCGTTCGCATTCGCGTGGGGTAAGGCGACGCACGGTCATGGTGCTTGCGTGGACTGCGGCGACCTGCTGCGTCACCTCTGACGATTGCGGCGAGCGCGATGGGTCGTTGGTAGCAGTCAGCGACGGCGCAACAGGAACTAGCGGCGTCCCGCGCCCGGTGCCGTCCTCGCTTGCGTCGAAGCCATCTGCGCGGAGCGAATGAGCCACCGCCGGCGGCGACGGAATGCCGAGCCCGCTTCCCACCTTTACGGCGGGGGACACCTCGGGATGTTGGTTGACTCCGTGGGTCCCGCCCGTGCTGTAGAAGGCGTGGGCCACCGCAGGCGGCTGACCACCACCGGACGGACTTGGGACGGTGAGCGTCGGCTGCACTTCATGGGCGAACTTCGGAGTCTCGCAGGTTGTCAGTCCAATCGCCACCGCCGCATGGGCCGCGTTTGGCTGCGCGATTACCGGGTGGTTCATCTCATGGAACCCGGAGCTGCCGGCCGATGCCCGCAGCGCGGCAACAGCATCGTCTTGCTGCAAGCCGTCGCGGTCGTTCTGCCAGCGGTAACCGATGGGCTGCGGAATCAGTCTTCCTGTGTATGCGTCTTGCCCGCTGTACGCGCCAGGGTGCGTGTCGGCACACAACGCGCCTACTGTTTCGTGGATGCCTGCTCCAACGCCGCCTTCAACATCGGAGGTAGAACTTTTGCCCTTCTTTGACTGCGCCTCAATATGCCTTCGCAGGCCTTCTTTGAGAGCGAGAACCTCGGCGGCAGCGGTCCCGTCTCCAGCACCTCGCTCAATGAGGCGACCGACGACGAACACCCGGCGTCTGCGCTGCGGGACGGCTCGGGGCCATCTCCCCACTCGCACGTATTCAGCGTCCAGGACTCGGTAGGCCCACCCATACCGGAGTTCGCAAAGCGCCCCGAGGAAGGTGCCAAAGTCCCGTCCTCCATTCGAGGACAGAACACCGGGGACATTTTCCCAGACAATCCATCGAGGCTGGAGCCGAGCAGCAATCGCAAGGTAGGTGAGCATGAGGTTCCCGCGGGGGTCTTCAAGTCCCTTGCGGAGTCCTGCGACGCTGAAGGACTGGCAGGGTGTTCCGCCCACGAGAAGGTCAATTGATCCGGGTTGAAGGGGCCATTGCTCATGCTTCGTCATATCTCCGAAATTGGGGACGTTGGGATAGTGGTGCGCGAGTACCGCGCTTGGGAATGGTTCGATCTCGCTGAAGCCGACCGGGGTCCACCCCAGGCCATGCCATGCAACGGTGGCCGCTTCAATGCCGCTGCATACTGACAGGTATCTCATGGCGTCGCCCCTAGCCCGATGGCGCGGAGCTCGTCGAGCTCGCGGCGCAGTGCCTCAAGCTCGGTCGTGAGCCGGCGGAGTTGCAGCCCTGCTGCGATCATGGCCTGCAGGCGCTCATAGTGCTCGCGCTGCATCTGGGTCATGCACGCATACGCCTCGGACAGGAGCCGGATGTGGTCAAGGTCGTACTTGATGCACTTGCTCGCCTCGCGCAGGCGGCCAGCGATGTCTTCCACGGTGTCCTTGGTCATGGCAGCGCCTTCTCTCTGATGATGCGAACCGACCTCGGGGCGCAGACTACGATCTGCATCTTCCCCGCATGGCGCTCGTTGGGCAGGACCGCCGCCAAGCGGCGGCCAGTCTCGTCCACGAGGACGCACGCCTCTCCAGGCTTGAGGGTCATGGCAACCCGGCCCGCGTCCTTGACGTCATGCATGAGGCAGCTCCTTCAGCTTCGTGGCGAACTGAACGCAGCGGTCGACGAACTCCTCGCGGACCGTGTCCTGCAGATCGCCGTCCTGGTGCATGGCGCACGAGGTCAGGCGCAGCCCCGTGTAGATGCTGCTGCCTGGCTTCGCGTCAAGGAACACGCACGAGGCGCGCCACCACAGGACCGCCGGCGTGCCGTCGCCCTCGTCGACGCGGTGTAGTATGGGGTCGGTGCCGACAACCACAAGGGCCGCGATCCCATGAATATGGGAGCGCAGTTCGCGCATCTTGCTCGCAACGTCCACGCGCTCAAGGAACAACGGAAGCGCGTCGGCGCGGTACTCGACCTCATCGAAGGTGGGCTCAGCCCATCGGTTGCTCACCATCGAAAGCCTCCCTTCGGGGTGGGGAACAGGGAAGCAGGGATGTCCGTGATGACGGCCTCGCAGACCCGCTGCTCGCGCCCGCTCGCCCCAGGGCGGGTACGCCCGGTCTCGCGGATCAGGCCAGCGGCGCGCAGCTCGCTGCACCGCTTCCATCCGCCGGGGATCACAGCAAGGACGCAGGCTTCCTCGTCGGTGAGGCCGCCGGGATGGCTGCGGTAGACGGCAAGCAGGGCCGCCCGTTGGCCTCGGGACGGCGTCGCCATCGACGCGGCCGCCGCGTGGCTCGTGCCGGGGTCTACGGCCCGAGCGCTTGGGGTGGTGTTGTTTGGCATCATCGCGTACCCCCAACCCGGCTCGTCCGAAGCGCGTGGACGTTCAGGATGCCAGGGTGCGTCAGGACGTAGCCCCGATGCGGGTCGTGGGTGATGCAACAATCGAACCAGCTCTCCGCACGGCGCTTGAGGTAGTTGATGTTGCGCGGGGTCAGATCCCAGCGCGCAGCGAGCGTGCGCCGGGGGGTGGGGTCAAATGCCGCGATACGGACGAGCTCAAGCATCCGTGCGACCATGACTTCGCCGCGGGGGGCCTTCACAGCTCCACCTCGGTCTGGGCGTGCGTCTGAACGAAGGCCGCTTCGGCGGCCACGACTTCGTCGGCGGCGAGGTTCCATTCGTGCTCCGAGTCGGGATTGATGGAGGCGAGCGCCTCGCGGGCGTGGAGCAGGCGGAGGCTCGCGCTGTCGCCGAGCTCCCGAGCGGCGGCGAGCAGCAGGTCCCCGTTCTCATGGCGTAAAGCGACCTGCGGATGCTTGGTGAGCAGGTCCTCGAGCGTGGCCTTGATCTTCATCGGTGTGTCCTCTCTGGCTGCCGAGGCTCGGGCAACGCGCCCTGCATCGACGGCGGTACGGTACTCCGGGGTATATCGGCGTGTCAAGGGCCAACCTTCAAACTTTTTTCCGATTTCTGCAATACGCCTTGTTACCGTGCAGGGGCATGGCGAAGGCCCCCAAGAAGCCGCAGCCGAGGCGCAAGGCCGCGCCGGCGAAAGCGCCGGCCGCACCCCCGTTCCGGGTCACGCACTACGGCAAGAACGTCCATATCGTCGACTGCGACCCGAGCTCGGCGACCGGGTGGGAGCAATGGCTCCTCATCCGCTCCGACGCCCACACCGACAACAGCAAGTGCGACCGCGAGCTCGAGCAGAAGCACCTGCGCCAGGCGCTTGAGCGCAGCGCCATCATCTGCGATCTGGGCGACTGCCTCGACCTGATGCAGGGCGCGAGCGACCGCCGGCAGTGCAAGTCGCAGCTCCGCAGCTCGCACGCGGCCGCCGCCTACTTCGACGCGGTCATCAACGAGGTCGCCGAGCGATACGAACCCTACGCGCAGCACTGGGCCTTCCTCGGCCAGGGGAATCACGAATCGGCCTGGCTCAAGCACCACGAGACCTGCCCAACGACCAACCTCGTGCGGGCAATTAAGAGCATGAACCCGTCCTCCCAGATGGGAGCGGGCGGCTACGGCGGATGGATGAAGGTCCGGGTGACCATCAACAACTCCCGCCTCACGTGGACCCTGCGCTACCACCACGGTTCCGGCGGCGGTGCCCCGATGTCCATGGGCGTCCTTGACAGCCGCCGCATGTTCTCGTGGGTCGAGGGCGCGGACATGATCGCGGTCGGCCACAATCACCACTCCAACATCGTCGGCATCGCCCGCGAGTACCTCGAGACCCGAAACGGGGTCTACGAGGTCCGAAACCGGCATTGCGACTTTGTGCGCTGCGGGACCTACAAGGCCGACTGGGGCGACGGGAGCGGCGGGTGGATCGTCGAGAAGGGCCCCGGCCCGACGAGCCTGCGCGCCAAGTGGGTGCGGCTCCACGTGAAATGGGAGCAGGCCCCGACCGGGAACGGCAGCAAGACGCGGGGCTATCCTCGCCTCGCGTGGGACGTCATCGACGCAAACTGACCGTATGAGGAGGACAGATGCGGGTACGCCTCGGCGGCAAGTACTGGCGGTTCCGCTTCGCGGCCAACCTCCGCGACTACGGTGACATGATCGACCCCGGCAAGGCCGAGGGGCGGCTCATCCGCATCGGCACGTGGCAGGGCGAGCAGGACACGCTCGACTCAATCATCCACGAGGCCCTGCACGCGGCCCGCCCGGAGCTCGACGAGACCGCCGTCCACCAGACGGCCAACGACATCTCGCGCCTTCTGTGGAAGCTCGGCTATCGCCGACAATAACGTCACTCCGTGCAGTCGCACGGGATGGCCGTGTC